TTAATTTAGAGGCACTATATCTTTTAGCAAATCTAACAATATCGATTAAGGTTCTATCAGAGTAGCCATCACGATAGGCTTTAAGATCTCTAAGGAAGATGTAACCGTTACATTGGCTAAGGATACAAATACATGTCTCGTCTGATCCCTTTCCTGAAGGGTCTATAGCGGCTATTGTTTCTGAGTAGGGCGATGAACCCTCTTCTATGAACATAGGGCTATAGAAGCGATCTGCGGGCAGTCCTACAGGGTTTAAATCTTTAATGACATATCTAGGATCAGCAGACCAAGTATATTTCTCAGCACATTCATTACCGAGGGGAGTAACTATAAGATCTCTAAACTTAAGAGGGAACTTCTCTTCATCAGAGAGAGTAGTATCAAGTTGAAACTGAAGCATGAAGTTAGAGCGCCCCATAGCAGCTTCACGTTCAATAAGATCTTTATCTGTAAATCTAGTATCAGTAGGAGACCATTTCTCAACTTTATTCTTTTCTAGATCGTCTACTAATTGAGGAGCTAGGAGACCTTCATAGTTTGCTATGGACTTAGGATATCTTGAGGGCCAAACGAAAGGTTTGTAGGCTCTCTCTGCTAGTTTGCGATAAACTGTAAACGTCGATTGGGGCGTGCCTAAAAAAATAATTCGACTACTTTTCTTGGGTGTGAGTATTGCTTCAGCCTCAGTAATCAGTTGTAAAAGTTTCTCTCTTTGCATATCTGTTGCACTATTGAGAGGAACCTCTACATCATCGAATATGAGAACGTCAGCCCTAGAACCTGTCATCTGCGATGTAATCCCTACAGACTTACAGGAAGGAGCTTGGTGAGGAGCAGCAGGCCCAACATCAAAGCTAACTCTAGACCATCTTTGGTCTTCACCTTTAGGGCCAAGATGACCTAGCCAAGTTATGTCTAGGATTAACTTTTGACAAAAGATAGAAAAGTTATCAGCTCTTTCTTTAGAAGCAGAGACAACCATAACTTTCTTGTCATTATCGTTATAAAGATTCCAAAGAACAAAAGCGGCGGTAATCCAAGATTTTCCAACACCGCGAAAGGCACTAATTTGTAATCGTTTAGGACCATGTTGTAAATATTCAGCTATTGAGAGTTGCGCCCTAGTAGGTCTAGGGAGATTTAATTCATGCCAAATAAGAGTAAGGAAAGCTCTAAAATCTTGTCTAAGTTTTTTATCAAGCTCTTGTGTTTTATTAGTCATGTATGAAAGCCCCCAAAAGAGGGGGCTATATAAAAGTTAAGAAGAAACAGTTATTGTTAGAGCCTTCTCAAATGTCTGACCTTCGCTGTCAGTTGCACGGATACGGAAAGCCTTTGTATCGTTTGTAGATACAGCACCGCCTGTGTAGCTTAGTGTTGTACCACTAATAGAGAATTGAGCGTTGTTAGTTGAACCTGTTCCAGAGACTAACGTGAAGGTGATTGTTGGATCACTAGAAGTAGCAGACAAAGTTCCAACAGTAACAGCAGTCGAAGATCCGTTATTTCCATTTGCTAGTCCACCTGTATGGGCGATGTCTGTTGGAGGGTTGCCGTAAAGGATGCTAGTAGCACCTCCAATAGAGTTTGTACCAACAGCGTGATATCTCTGGATATTTGCATCAAGAATCACTAGTACATCTCTAACTGAGCTAGAGGTTGTGATATTTGCTAGAGCTGTATCAGCAGTTGAATCAATAGCCATCGTTGCATAACGATAGGCTCCAAGAGTCCCTACTCGTCTTTGAGAGTTGGCTGTAAAAGTTTCAGCAGTCATTATTTTAAGCAGTTGTTAAATTTAAAAATTCAAATAGATCTAAAGATCCTTTTCTTTGGTTACAGTTTAGGCAAGCAGTAACACAATTATTAGCGCTTGTTTCACCACCTCTACACCGAGGTCGGACATGATCAATTGTAAGTTGTTTAGTTGAGCCACAATAGACGCAACAGTTATTATCCCGAAGTTTGATATGACTCCTCCACATTCGTTTAGCGTCACCGCTACGGAATGTAAGGAGGTTTTGCATGAGGCTTCGGGGTGTATCCATTGGCTCATTAAATATAGGGGTTTACTTTTTGGTTGATTTTCCGTTAGCGCCTTGACGACCACGGTTTTTCTTAGGTGATTCACGGGTGAGACCACCGCCTTTTTTATGGCTATAGTCTTTTCCACCCTTGCCGTAGTTACCATCAGCTCTTCTCGCTTGATTTAATTCTGAGCGATATTTTTTATTAGCTGAGGTTTTATTTCTTTTACGTTGAGCTGCGTTTTTCTTTGCCCTTGCCTCTGGGTTAGAGCGATAATACTTAGCGCTTTTTGACGGGTTTGGGGTTTTTTTTGGAGCCATATTTAGACATGCCTTTGAACATCATCAAATGTCAATTCAGGTATTAACCCAGCTAAACCAGCTAAAGGACTACCAGTTACAGCTACACCTGTAATATCATTTACTTTGAGCCAATCTATAGCAGCTCTAAGATCTGCTGTAGTAGCTTCTCCAGATTTAATACGTGTAGCTATTTCGTTAGTAACTAGAGCGTGTAGTTCTTCAAAATCTTCACCTTTTGCTCGTTCCATTTTTATGTAATTACTAATTTATTTGTTTGAAATAATCTCTGTTCTATAAAATCAACAGCAGCATCATCAACCGTGTTATCAGTTGTTGAGGCTAGTTTTCTAAGAACTTCAATCAGTAGTTTTTTAACTGGAGCTGAAGTAGCAAAAGCTAAGACTATGGGTTTTAGTAGAGTTACCATCATTTTTTACTAGGGTTGGTTTTACATTCGTACTCCTGTTCATTCCAAGGAAACTTCTTTTCTTTAGGAGTACATTCTTTTTTTAAATACTGCTTTACAGCAGCTTTTTTCTTTGCTTGATATTCGACTATCGGAACCACGTCGCTACACATGTCATAGACACGTGAGTTTTCAGCCAGCATGAATCCCTTTCGCTGGAGATCCGAGCATTTCAAGACCCGAACTAATTCGTAGTCAAGACGCATCTTCTCCTCCTGACGAGCGGCTATACGTCTACATTGTCTCAACCCTTCACGGTCAAGGGGAACCATAAAGTTAATTTGGCCTCCCCAGTTTTCAGCGAGGGTATAGCTTCTCTGACTCATCTCTTCATCAAAGGGAACCGTATGATTCCCCATGTAGAAGGGACTGAACGTCATCGTGGCACCGTTGCACGACACCCCAGAGCCAAAATGCTGCCTACTAGGAGCGCCATTGTTCTGGAATTGAATTGCGCTGTTCGTGACATTTCCCGTCGCCGCCGCGACTGGATTAGACGTGTTATGAGTTTCTCCCTCAGCCGCCTTAACAGGAGCTACTGAGAGAAGACTGATAAGGAAACAGTAGTAGAGTCCGTTTCGATAGTTCTTTCGATCTCTGTGAGTTCGATTACCTGACTCGCTGCTCGTGTTACTACTTCTAGTGAGAAGTCGGAACCAGCCGTTGTCATGTTGAATATTGAATCGCTGTCTACTATTCCTCCAGAGCTTGCGGAGGAGTGGGTTATGTTGTCGCCTGACCACTTGCTTAATGCGGCTCCATAAGTGGTAGTAGTGATCTCTTCTGTTATCTCTTGAGATGTTGTGGTAGTGCTGTTCATTGACCCTTGAGTGAAATTGGGTTGAACTAATTCGGCGCTCGCTACCGTGGGTGAAGCCAGTACGAGGAATAAAATCCATTTCTTCATGTTTCTTTTTTCTTAGCCATAGGACAAATTAATTCTTGTTTACCATTGCCTTTGCTATTGTTTGTCTGGAGTCCAAAGGAATAAAGCGCAGACCCAAACAAACTAGCTACAAAGGTTATATCTGTGTTTTGGGTCTTCTTTATCATCGGAAGCTCGATGTAATTAAGAGTTATGACTCTCAAATAAAGCCCGACCAAACCACCACTCCAAGACGAACAAAAGTACCAAGTATGGCTACCTGAGCTTCATGGTCTTCCGCTGCATCTTTTAGTTTGGTGAACAGGTTTGGTTTCGGGCTTCTCTTTTCTTCTGTTGTGTTTCCTTCCATTTATCTACTTTTTTCTGTAGGAATTTCTGTATTTGCTTTTTTAGTTTGTCAAATAAGGGAGTAGCTAAGGTAGTAGCAGCAACAGCCGTGACAGCCGCATAAGTTGCCGTTGTTACAAGCTCCGCTGTTGGTAAGGGTAGATCTATTTTTATTACAGGTAACGTATAGCTAGGTTGTTCTGTTTTAGCTGTTTCTTCATCTTCCGTTTCT